TTTTCAAGTATTGTTTTTTCGTCATCTACTTGTTTTTTTAAAATTTCAACTTGCGTATCAGCACCTAATTTTTTAGAACGTATTAACTCAATTTGGTTAATTATTGTTTGTTCTAAAAATTCTCTTTCAGATTTAGGTATTATTTGAGTGATTAAATCTAAATACTTGTCGTTTGAATCGTAGAATTTTCTTTGTGCTTCGCTTAATTGGTCGTAAAATTCTTGTTTTGCTTTGCCTTTTCCTACTCCATATCTGCTTTCTTCAGCTTTTAATTGTTGTTTTGCTATTTCTAATTCTCTTGTAGATATTTCTTTTTCTTTTAATGCTGCATCTACTCTTGCTTTGTTGAAATCTTGTAAGGCTTTAGTTCTAAATTCAAGTGTTCTTGTTTGGTCTTCGTAATCAAATTGTAAATCACCCTCAGCATCTCGTAACTTTTGCAAGTCTTCAAGCATACCGTTGATTTCCTTTCTAAACTTGATTTGAAGTTCTAATAATTTACTAAATTCTGCACCTTTGCCTACAACATCATTAATTCCTGCTCCTAATGTTGAAAAGAAGTCTTTTAGTGCTTGGTTTACTGTTGCTAAGTATGCAATTAATCCACCTATTGCAGTAATTAAAGCTAATATAGCACCAATGGGACTTGTAATTGCATTTAATGCTCTTTTTGCTAAACTTAATTCGTTTGTTGCTATTGTTTCAGCTTCTAATGCAACTATATTCTTTTCGTGAGCTACCGTATTTACATTTTCAGCTACTGCGTTGGCTTCAGTTACTATTGTATTTGTTTCAGTTGCTATTATTTCAGCTTCTAATGCAACTATATTCTTTTCATGTGCTACCGTATTTACATTTTCAGCTACTGCGTTGGCTTCAGTTACTACCGTATTTGTTTCAGTTGCTATTGTATCAGCTTCTAATATTGAAGTCTTAATGGCTACAATTGACTCAAATGTTTCTACAAAGTCAGTAACTTTCTGAATAATACCGCCAAATAATCCAGTTTTTTGCAATGCTCCCTCAATTGCATTCTCATAGTTACCTACGCTTCTATTAAATTGACCAACTGAAGCGTCGACCGCTTTTAAATTTGTATCTAAGTTGTTTATTTCTCTTAATAGATTAACGGCTTCAATAGTGGCACCTTTGCCCTCAAAAGCCATATCTTTATACCTTTGTCTTAACTCATTGAGCGTTTTACTTGCTTTGTTATATGCAGAATTTTGTTTAGCAAGGTTATCAATCTCTTTTTGTTGTTGTTTTAGTGCCTTTTCCTTTTCTCTATTGGCTTTTGTTTCGGCATCACGTAATTGCTTCTCTGTCTTTAATTTCGCTTGTCTTAGTTTCTCTTCTTCTAATTCTAACTGCTTTTGAATCTTAGCTACTTTAATTGCTGAAATACGTGCTTTAGTACCCTTATCAATCGCATCATTAACCGCTTTTAGTTCTTGAGCGTTCTTAGGTGTTTTATTTGATTGAGCATATTTTACAGATTCTTTACTAACTTCTATAAAGTTTTTCTTTAAGTCGTTAAGTGTAGCGTTTAATTCTTCAGCACTTTTTATTGTGTTGTCAAATATGTTTTCTTGTATTAATTCGCTACTTTTTATTTGATTACTCTTAGCCATTTCTTACGATTTTATAGGTTATGTATGGAAGTATTGGTAACGTGCAAATAGTGTATATCCACATCATTATATCCCCTTTCAAAAATAATGATAATGCACCACCACACCACCATATCACCAACATTAAAATAAACTTAAATGCTTTTCTTAGATAACTCATCTTTATATTGTTTATTAATTTCCTCTAAAAATTTACAATAATCGTAAAACTCTCTAATAGTAACCGTATTGTAATTTAGTTTTATTGCCATATTTTTTTCAATGGCCATTAAAGACATACGAATATTTGACTTACTTAAATCAACTTTCATCTTTGATTCTAATTCTCTTTCTAATGGTTGTATTTGAGCGATTAAATATCTTTCGTCTTTTTCAATTACTTTTAACCACATCTGCTCAATCTTAATCCTAAGTCTTAGTATATCAAAGTATTTATCTGATATACCGAAGTTGTCAATCAATTGAGCATTTATATTCTCATAGTGCTTAGTAGCTAAATTAGTCAGTTTGCCTTTCTTAACTAAATATTTTAAATCGCCTGTTTGGGTTAATTTATCCCAAACCAATATCGGACAATTGTCAATACTACTGTAATAAGTAGTTAAGTACAAAATCTCTAATATTTGGGAGTATAGTTTTTGCAAGAACTGTTTTATTTTCATCTGTAAGACCTAATATTTTATTTCCTTTTGCGTACATATCTTCTAATGTACTGTTTTCTTTTTCATCATTCGCTACAATTGTAAAGCCTTTTGATTCTATTATCAAGCTAAAAGAACGATAAAAATCGCCTGTATCAAGTAATGTATATGGATCTCCTTTACGTTTCACTATGCTTTTACCCTCGAATGAGTAAACATTGTTATAATCTACTCTATATTCAGGTAAAAATGAACCGTCAGGAAGTTCTCCTTTATATGCTAACTGCTCAATTCTGTTTAAGTCAATGATAAATTTTTGAATAGTTTTATCTTGTAAAACAAAAAAAACAGTTTTGTTTACGTTCAAATTCTTAGTTCTATTTACTAATTCAAATAATCTACCTAACATTCAACAAATATAAATAAAAAAAGCCTTAGAAATTAATCTAAGGCTCTTATTTGTTGCATTGTGTTTCAGTTAGTCAATTGATTCTAATTCTGAAGCCTTAGCCTTAGCCTTTTTCTCAACTGGTTTTAACTTTTCTATTTCTGATTTATAGACATAATACGCAGTTTCTGACGTATATTTCCCTAAATCAACCCCTTTGCATATACTTTTAAACTCAACTTCCGAAATCTCGGAAGCTGGGTTTATTGTTACAAATAACTTACCGAACTGCATAATTAAGCAATAGTTACAGTGTTAGTTACTACATCGCTAAAGTCATAACCATTTTTAATTGGTATAACCTTAATAACATCAGCAACTGTTTGAGAAGTAAACGTAATTGCATACACACCGTCAGAAGTTTCGGTAAATGTTGCAATAGTTACAGCTGCTGCATCTGTTACATTGTAAACTTTGCTATTAGTAGTCAAGTCAATTGAATAGAAATCGGTAATTGCAAGACCTGAAACTTTGTCTTTGTCGCCAAATGCTCCAAATTTAGTTTCTAAAGTTACTGTAAATCCTGTTTGAGAAATACCGGAAATAGTAGAAACAACATCAAGAAGTCCATTGTATGAAAGCAAATCGCAGTCAGCTTCAGGGACTATATAACCTAAGTTATAATCCATTTCTCTTGCGTCCCAATCGAAAGTAATATTCCAGTATTCTGGGTCTGTTGCAGTAGCTTTGAAGTATTTAGCATCGAAAGTAGAATCCTGGATTCTGATAGGGTACATATTAGCACCGTCAACCATACCTATTAACTTACCGTCAGCATCTACTTCATATACTGCAACTTTCTTGCACTTAATTCTATCAAGGTTCTTTTGCAACGCAAATCCACCTTTCCAAATTTGAGCAACTTCTGATCGAATACCTTTCTTAACGTATTTTTTAGTTCCAAATGCAGAAGTTTTAAATACTGAATCGGCTCTTTCTCCAGCAACTTCTTCAAGTCCTATCAATGGGTACCAGCGTTTAGTGGCATCAGCTTCATTGATTTTGTCAATAACGAAAGCGTCATCAATAGTATCTGAAGTTGTAACTTTGTTTCTTGCACCAGTTGAATCGAACTGGTACACTAAGTAATACCCACGAACAACAGAGATAGATTCTAAGCAGTCGCTTGGTACACCTGTATTAAATGCTTGGATTTCACACCCACAATTTTCACTCATTTTAGTAATATTTAGCAGTTACAAATATAATTTTTACGGATTGGAATTGAAATATCAAGCTGAACACCGCTCAAAGTATCGTTAAACTTTTGAGATTCATAACCTTTGTCGTTTACAAATGTTGCAAACTTAATTGCATCGGTTATTGTGTACACCTCAAATCTACCTATCTGTTTATTATTCAATAGCTTATCTATAAACTCATAGCATAGTTTTCTCATTGGTTGTATTGCGAACTTATCGAAATTCTCGGTTTGCCAATGTTCAAAATTAGCTTGAGTTAAGAAATAAAGAGTAATGTCAGCCGTTCGTTCTATTGTATTGAATCTATTCCAATTCTCTGTAAATGTTCTTCTAAGGTACACCATAGGCGTTTTTTGAAATACATCAGATATTTGGCTAAGTTCTGAATTAGTTTGCAGTATAGTTCCGTGAAAGAAATAAGGTGCTTGTATTGATTTAGTGCCTACTGTTGGAATAGTATCTCCTTTTAGTGTTACTATATCATTTTCAACACTTATAACCTCATAAACTACACTATCAATTTCAATAGTGAACGCATTATTTTGATTCTCATATTTGCCTGATAAGTATAGAGAGTTACAAACATCAATATCATAAGTTCCGTCTTCATTATCGGTAACTGATTTTATTTTCAGCTTCAAACCGATATTCTCAACTAAATCTCTTATAATATCTACTGTCTCTGTTCTCATATTACCAAATATATGAAAATTCTTTATTTAAACCATTGAACTCAGGATAGATAGTTCTATTAACGGATATGTAATATTGAATTGATTTATAGGTATGAATCGCATCATTATAGAAATTATACAAGTGGCTCAAATCAATATCTGAATTAGCTGAATCAGTTGTGTTCTTAACTGGTCCTGAGTTACTTGTTTTGTATCTATTTTTGCGTTCATACTCGAAATAAATCAATCCTAACAACATTTCTTTGATACCGTCAGATTGAATTTCTACTCCGTTTTGTTTTGTTTTAATAGGATTAAATATAGTTAAGAATCTATCTGTTACAGGCTCATAACTTGTTACATCAGCTTCAAATAATTCAAATAATTCAGAACCTAATAAATCATTTAGTAAGTTCTTTTCATATTTTGCAATGAATGAATCTATTTTATCATTTGCTGATTTAACTAAATCGTAGTTACCAATAAAGTCAGCCTTAACTATAATTAATCCCATTGTTTTAGTTTTATTTTACTGAAATTGAAGCAGAAGTAATAACTCCAACCATTGTACCAGTACCAGTCCAACTTAATCTATATTTTTCAAAAGGATTACCTTTTACAACAAATACAAATGATTGAGTAGCTGAATCGGTTACTGTGTATGTACTTGCAGCACCCTCTACTAATGTAGTTGGAGCAGTTACATAATTAGTACCGTCAGAACTTACTTGCAAGTAACAGTACCACCTAAAGTTCCAGAAGTCTTAGTAATTAAAGACTGTAATACAACATTGTTTCCTGATTTAGAACTTACTGTTGCTGTTGCAGTGCCTGTTCCAGTATTGGTAACAGTAGCACCACTTAAAGTCATTGATTTTGCCATTGTTTTATATTATTAAACTAATTCTAATAAACCTTTTGCAGTTGCAAATGAACCTGTTAAGAACGCCTTAGTGTGTTGAGATTTGATATAGAATGCTAATCTCATTTCAGCTAAGATAGTGATTAAGTTCTTAGTGAAGTCATCATTTTCATAACCTATTGAAAGGTTAACATCTTCTCTAATTCTTAGATTTCCTTTAGTAGAATCCATAATCAAGAAAGAACCTGCAGTCATACGTGCATTTGAAATTACAGGGACTTCCATTACGTTAGTAGAACCTGGAATATTAACAGGGAAGATATAGTTTTCTTCTAAATCCTTAGTCAATTTCATTGCTGCAATATCAACAGGATTCAACACGATGTAGTTAGGTAAGAAACCAGCAGGTTCTCCACTAATTACTTCAGCAGTCATAACTTCAGTTACACCCGCAACTAATACGTCATAGTTGTTAGGATTTACGATAGTACCAGCTAAGTCTCCACCAGTGAAAGTAGTAGCAGAAGTTAAAACACCCTCAAGATTGTTTCCTGTACCGTCACCAGCTAAGATTTGAGAATCTTTTTTCAAATTAACTAAAGTTAATAACTCATTGTTAATCTCTCCAGATAATGCTTGAATGTCATCAAGTGCTTCTTTTGAAGTTTTGATATAAGCAGTAATTTTCTTAACATCAGTTTTAGCTTCAACTAAATCAAAATCAGCTTGAGATTTAATAGCACCTTCAGCAGTCATGCCAGCACCACCGTCAGGATTCTTCATTTCAGCATAAGAAACTGTTTTGCCAGAAGTAGGAGAAGAAGCGAACAATTGAGCAAAGAACGGCTGACTTCTTGGAAGTGGAGTAATACCAGCTTCGAACTGATTCAATAACATTGACAAACCGTTAGTTCCAACTGCAGTTACATTGCTTGTTGACATTGTACCAGCTGCCTTAACAACTAATGGAATTGATTCTCCTTTTCTTTCTTTTAGAGATTCTAATGACTTAGCTTGAGCCTTTAACTGCTCAACTACTTGGTCAGATACTGACTTAGTAAATTCAATTTGTTTTGGTGCTTCTTTCATAGCTTTTAGTTCTTCAGATAATCTGATCACTTCTTTAGAAATTTCAGAGTTATCATTTTTTTTGTTTAGTTCTTCAATTACTGAAGTGTTTGCTTTTGTTTCGATTAAATCATATAGTGATTTAAAGTTTTCAGAAAGAAATTCGTTATGCAATTCTCCCTGTGCAGAAGTTTCCTTTTTAGAGAAATCCTCTTTAGAAATTCCTTTTAATTCAAGAAATTCTTTGAATGAAAGTTTCATAGATTAGATTAGTGTTTGATAGAATGATTGATTTATTGTTGGCTTCGGCTTCGCTTCTTCCTTAGTGTTTAATTCGGCTAAAGATTTAGCAAGTGAAATTTGTTTTGCGTATAATTTACGAATAGATAGTTCATATTCGTAGTTCGGGGCGTTCTTAATTAAGAAGTTTAATTCAGATTCTAACTCTTTTAGTAAATCTTCTGAATTACCTTTAAAACCTACAAATGGAGTATTTTCATTACAACCAAATGTAACTACTGAACATTCAAAGAGATTTAGTTCTTTGCATTCAAATACTTCAATATTTTTACTTTCATCTTCTGTATTGTCGTTTGGTGCTTCAATCCAATTGCATTTATCCCAAACGTATTGAAAGCCTATTGAATGTTCTTTGTAAATACCGTTTGAATATCTTTCGATTATTATATCTCCTAAAGCGGTTTTTTCAATTACGTGTTCGCCAATTAGTCCTTTGTCATCTTCAATCAAATAATTATAAACTCCACAAGGCTCTTGGATATTGTGCTGATGTAAGAACTTTATTTGTCTGTTAGACTGACTTTGTGGACCTCTGTCATTAATTGATTTTAAGAAAGCACCTTTCCTAATTATATCATATTCAGCATCTACCGTATTAAAAGAAGCGTAGTAACTAACACAAGTACGTGAGTTAGTATCTGGTGCTTTAACCGTTAGATTGCTTGATTTATATATAATTGGGCTGCCTGTTCTTTTATTTTTTGATTCCATTTCAATAGAATTTCTATTTTATAAGCAAATATATTTAAAATTTATTTATTTTTGCTTATAAATAAAAAATTTTATGACCATTACAACTGCATTTGGCAATATATTTTCAAACATTACTAACTTCTTAGGCTTCAATACTGACTATTTCTTTGAATCTCAATCAAGATTGATAGGCCAAAAAGGTGCAATTTATTTAGATATAGAAGAACCTTATAAGATATTTAACGAGAATCCAAGCGTAAATCAAGTAATTAGAAAAAAGTCTAATATGTTTGCGAATATGGAGTTGAAGTTGGTTGATAAAAATGGAGAAGTAATTGAGGATGCAGACTTTAAAACATTTTTTGCGAATCCTAATATTTATCAGTCGTTTAATTCGTTCCTAAGAAGCTACATTGAGCAAAAGGATGTTTACGGAAATAGCTTTATTTATAAAAATCAAAGTTCATCACTTCAAAAATACCCGACTTCATTAACTTGTTTAAGTCCAAGATACTTAAAGCCAATATTGACAGGCAAAGTATTTGACCAAGTTTCAATGAAAGACGTAATTAGTAAATATGAATTAATAAATTACAATGAAAATAGCGTACAATATTTTGATACAGATACTATTCTTTGGATACGTAATACTGATTTAGATAATCCTCTAGTAGGAGTTAGTCCTTTGAAGTCGTTAAAATACCCTATAACAAACACTAAATTAGCTTATGATTATCTTAATGCTATAAGTGGAGAAAAAGGAGCAATAGGTATTCTAAGTGATGATAATAGAAGTCCAATGGGAGGTATGCCGTTAAGAGATGAAGAAAAAGCAAACATTGAGAATAGTTATAGTGGTGCGTATGGAGTTCGAAAAGGACAAAGAAAAGTAATTGTAACTAAGTCAGCATTAAAGTGGCAACCAATGACCTATCCAACAAGGGATTTATTACTACTTGAGCAAATAGATGAGTATTTTTTAACTATCATTGACCACTTTGGATTGAATGTTAATTTATTTAGTTCTAAATCTCAAACTTATGAGAATGTTAAGAACTCAATTATACAAGTATATCAAGATACTATCATTCCTGAAGCTGACCAATTCTGTCAAGATTTAACTAAGTTTCTTAATATTCAGAACGGTAATAAAATAGTTCCAAGCTATGCTCACGTTTCAATATTAAATCAGAATAATAATATCATTCAAGATTTAACTCAATTAACTTCTGCGGGAATTATACTACCTCAACAAGCAAACGAGATATTACAAACTGAAGGATATTTTTAACGATATGTAGAAGTATAAACACTATATCTACACGCATCTAATAAATGATTATAACTATCTGAAGGAGTGTTAGTTGGCTTTCCTGTTATCTTATCTTTTACCCACATATATCGCTTACGTTCTTCAGCTAAATTTTTACTTGATGAAGTGTAAAATACATTGTATTCTTTCAACTTACTAATACCAGCTTTTATGCTTCCTTGTCCTTTTTGTGCAGGTAAGCAATATAAATCTAATTGCCTTAACTGAAACACCATATCAGGGTCGTGTTCTGTATAAATAATATGATTTGAAGTAAATCCATGTGAACGAAATATATTCTTAATCTCAATAGGACTAAGTCCTGTATTGTAGCATAACTCTTGAACATAAATATTATTCCCAGCCTTAGCAACTTTAACACCAGCTGTTGGGTCGTTGGTATATCCGAAGTCTAAACCACCGATAAAATCTAAGTCATTTGGAAATTCACTATCAGGTATCTCTTTCCAATCACTAAAAATAATACCCTCTAAGTTTCCTGTTCGACCTCTTGCGTAAACTTTCCAAAGTTCTTTGTCTTTGATACCCTCAATTTTACGATGTTCATCTTCACTAAGGAAATTATTATGCCTATGATCGCTAATTATTAGCTTAACAGAAGCTGAAAGGTCGTTGCTATCTTCATTTGTACCGATTAGTTTATCGTGTGCCCAAAATGGTGCTGACGGGTTGTAATCAATAAATATTTGTTTCCTGGTCCTAATTGCTAATTGAAAGAAAATAGCATAGTCTATTCCATTTGCTTCATTAACAAATAAATAATCTCTTTTACCATTTTTAGCACTTTGCTCATCAAGATTTGAAACAAACTCAATCAAAGAACCATTTTTAAAGTAAATTATTCTATCTGACTTATTCCAAAATGATATGTAATTAGCTAATTCTTTAGTTCTACTGTATATTATTTCGCAATCTCGATAAGCACCTTTTTTCAAGTTTGGAATTGATTCTCCTGTTATGGTTATAATCATTCCAGCTTCATTGATTGCTTTTAAAATAAGTAGCTGACAAATAGAATACGTTTTCGAGCTTGATGTACCGCCTTGATTTACAGTTACTTTAGCAACTGAATTGTAATTAGCATAAAAAACATCGGTAACATCGAACATATATTATTGGTCTTCTCTTGTATTTAATGTTAAATGCTTCCAAGTAACACCGTGTTTTATTTTATTTATAATTTGTCTTGAAAATCCAGTTATTTTTTGCACTTCTGATGTTTTACGTTTTAATAAAAGCATTTTAATATTTATTGCGTCTTGCTCTTTTATCTTAGCATTCGGATTTCCATCACCTCTAAATTCAATAGATTGTTTTTCATTAATACCGTTTTTTATCCTATTTAATGATGAAGCTTTCCCTATGTTTTTTTTCCATTCTTCTGAAAATACTCTACCCTTGTTTGGTGTTCTCCCAACTCTTGAAATTTTCATTTTTCTCCGTGTCTCATCTGATTTGACTTTTCCTTTATTTTTTTCTTTAATAATATCAATAGTATTCTTGTTATGTTTTTTTCCATAAAAGGGATTCTTATCTCCAACTAATAATTTAGATAATCTTTCAGAACGGTCTTTTCTTAATTCTTCATACTTTCTTGAACTCACATTATACCTCTTACCATTTTTACCGTTACTCATAAACCACAAGGAATTGTGCATTTCAATATTATTATAAATTTTATACAATAATAAATGAGCTAAATAATGTTCTTTAGCTGTTAATTCTACTATATTAGATTTATCATTACTACCACCCATACTTTTTGGTAAGATATGATGTTTTTCTTTGTAGCCAATAATATTTCTGTTTTTAGCTTTATTTATTAAATCACTATATATTTTTAAATAGTTCATATTCAATAGTTTATTGGTCTTCACGGGTGTTCAGCGACCCAGTAACATAAGAGGGAGTTCCTGTTGTGGACTTAGCTGCAAGTGTTACCCATTCACCAGGTTGTAAGGTTAATTCTTCAGCATTATAAGTACCATTTCCAAAATGGTGGTCTAACTCTCCTGTGTCGCCTAAATGTCCT